CATGACCGCTCAAGGACTATTCGAACTCTTGAAAAGGTGCTCGGACACGACAATCGTCTTTGACGACGTGACCGCGGTGTTTCAAAACAAGATCGCCCGCAGTATCTTGTTGGCGGCACTCGGTAATGACGGTGGACGCGATGGGGCTCGGGAAGTTTCGTACCACATTGGTCGCCGGCAACAGACGATTCAGTTCACCGGCGGCATTATCGCGACGTCGAACATGCTCAGTTACGGTGATGCCACATTTGCCGCCCTCAACAGCCGAACAAAGCCATTGCAGTGGACTCCGACGACAAGCCAAATCGAAGCAATGATGCGTTGGACTGCGTCGAGGGGATGGAGGGATGAAGTTTCTCCTGCCGATGCTGCGATGGTCGCTGAAATCGTAATCCAAGAGTGCCGCAGGCTGAACGTGGCACCGGAAATGCGGTTGCTATATGAACATGCACTCCCTTGTTTCTTGGCTCAGCGGATCGGGATGCTTGAATCCTCATGGCAAGCTCACCTCACGTCATCAATATCAGGGCAGGTGCGGATTGACCCGGCTGCCAAAGTAATGACGAGACGCGAGAGCAGCGAGTTGAACGAGAGTATCGCCGGACGGCTGCTTGCGAAGCATGGCACTGCGCCTGCGGCGGCTGATGAGTGGTTTGCTGAGACCAACCAGAGCCTACGCACGCTGCAGCGGTATAAGTCCAAGCTCAAAATCGCTCAGTGACAAGTGACAAGTGACAAGTGATTCGATCGGTGGCAAAAACCGTCGGTCGCATGTATTCGAAACTACTGATCAAGAGGCGGTTATGACAGCAAACGAATTTGTTCGAGAATGCGTAGTGGAAAAGGGCAATCGCTGCATCTACGTTCGTCCAATTCCCGAAGCCGGACCATTCTGCCCGACATGTTGGAGTCAGACAGAGGAGTTGACACCTGTCCGGTTGGACACACGCCAATGCGAACGAGGGCATACGCTTCCAGACCAGCCGCCGCTCGCGGTGGGTGGCTTTGCCTAATCGCTCCAGGCAATACGGTGTTTTTCGAAGCGCTGCCTAATCGCCGCTGCGGTGCCCGCATGGTTCGCGGGCTGATCGTCAAGCCTCCCTTTGCCTGGATCAGGTCAACTCTCGATGATTTGGTGGTCGAGCCCCACCAAGAAGGCGTTGATCCGAAGTTGCGTCAACGCGTACTCGATCGCCTTCAGGTGAGACTTGTGCAAGCGTGAATCGGGGACGGCTATCGCGACTAAGTCGTTGGGGTGGCGTCCACGTAAGCTCGCCGCGGTGTGAAACGCTTTCGCAACGTGCGTGAAGATCTGTTGTGGTTCAAATGGCTTCCCGTAATTCTTCGATGCCGGGTCAGCACTAGTCATACCCTTGGCCTCAACCAAGTACCGCACCGGGGAGTCATCACGTTTCGCGAGGATGTCGATCCCCTTGTCCTTTGTAGTCAGACAGGTGCATTTCCAACCAAGTGCTGCGAGGTGCTTGGCGACCGCTGCCACGACATCGTTCTCAGTGAGAGCCATCGCCGAATCTTACTCTGCGATGTCCCTTCGACGGAGACATTCGTCGCACCACTGCGACCATCCGGGAAATGTCTTGCTCTCTGCGAGCTCAACTCGATACCGTGCAGGTCCGGCCGTGAAGCCGGAGCGGCGGGTCGAAGCAATAAGGCCATCCCGAAGGCTCGACGAACAAGAGTACGCCGACTGTGGTGCACGGTGCTTGGGAGGATCACCGCGTTCGATCCTGTTTCACGACTCGATCTCTCGCGGCCCGCCTGAGATGATTCACATGTGAGCCTCCCTCTATCTGCCAATAGGCACATACAGGGATGCGGTCCTTGGCCACGGCCCTACGCGAAGAATGTTCGAGTTCCACGACGCACTTTGTGTCTCGTCGAGTTCGACGATCTGAAGCCGGAAACGGCAAGCGGATGTGGGAACAGGTGCCGGCGACCTCAATCGGCCGCGTTGGGGGACAACGCAGCGACGATGTCGGAGACACGCAAGACGCAAACAAGAAGCGTGCGTGCCGTCGGCCGAAGGCATTGAGGTAGAACAGGTCTGACGCATTGAACTCGATCAATAAGCGAGCGGGCATCCGAAAGGATGCCCGCTCTGTTTTGTGCGAAAGCATCTGCGGACGTCCCTGAGTGTCCCTCAATCGGAAAATTCGGATTTCATCGCGAGCAAGTCCGAAGACTCCTTACAGAAGAATCTAACGTTGGGCGATCAAGCGAGAGCTTGTTTCCTCGACGGCGGGTCGCACCGCGGTTCGAACACTGGGACAACTCGATGCGTTTGGTGAAGCTGGACCGGCTTCATGACGATCATTAAGTAAGTGCATCGGCGTCCCAGCCGACTTCGACCCTGAGCGTTGCGACCGCTCAGGGTCACTTTGTTTCTGGAGGCGACGATGCACGCGACCAAGCTCCTTTATGTTCCCCAATCTGTTATCGATTTTCCTCCGCAGCCCGATCTGCGGGACGCCGCCCACTACATCCTGCATGCCATTTTCTGTGGCCGTGCTATTCGCAAGGGCGAGGAAGAGTGGGTGCCGTTGAATGCCCAAGTGCTTCAGAATGTGACACGTTTGTACAAGGTGGCCAAGGATTGGCTTTTCGACAAGCGGCTGATCGCGTGCAACGGAAGCTACATCCCGGGCGAGAAATCGATGGGGTACAAGTGGCTTGTTCCGTATGACACCGCAAAACGAAGTCCTGCGTCAACAGCTATGAGCAGGACGCTGATCAAGCGTCAAGCACGAATCGAGGAGGGGTACAGCGAAGGGCATCGGCACCTCATCCACCAGCTTCCGCACGTGCACATTGATGCCGAGGCCGCCTATCAGACGATTGGGATGCTCAAGCCGAAGAAGGCCAGCGAATGGTCGATCAGTGACTACCGGTCATTCTTATACACGTCAGTCCGAATGTTGGCGGACGGGCACCTCTATCACGTTCGTGATGACTACGGACGATTTCACACACCGATCACGAGCCTGCATCGTGAACTTCGACGTCACCTGTACTCGGTCGATGGCTCAGGAAGGCGGCAACCGTTTGTGAATCTCGATATCCGGAACAGTCAACCGCTCGTTCTCGGCTTGCTTCTAACATCCGATGAACCATCGAAACCCAACGTTAACCTGACGGCTCAACGACTCACTCACTTAACCCAAGGCTTGCTAACATCCGATCAGATAGTCAATCCTGAACAAATAGGATCAGATCAGGATTCTAAAGAGTTACCCTATCCTAGTATTTTATCGAGGTGCCCAAACGAGACCTCTCAGCCCGGTAAAACCGATCTGCTCGACGAACGTACTCACAAATTCGGACGTTGCATCGCGAGCTATATCGAGACGTGCGAGAGCGGCCAGTTCTACGAGTCGCTGATGCGTTCGTTTCCCCACATTCGGCATGCGTCCAACTTCGCGACCACGGAACGCCAAGAGGAGATGCGTGCTGCGTTCAAGGTGAAGGTGTTCGGCGAGATTTGCTTTGGACCGGTGAAGGATACGGAACTGACTCAAGAGTTTAGGGCATTCTGGCCCGCTGTCTGGGATCGGATCGTGAAGGAGAAGTCAGGTCCAGAAGGGTACCCGGCACTCGCGAGGGAGATGCAGCGTCGTGAGTCGATGCTCATGATCGATCGCGTCGGTGCTCGCCTTGCAAGAGAGTTGCCGCAGGTGCCGGTAGCGACCATCCATGATTCGGTACTCGTACCGCCGGAGCATCAGGATCAAGTGTTACGCATCATGCGTGAGGAGTGGGGACGGCACGGGCTTCATCCCGCGATCTCTGCAAAGTCCTGTGACGCCTGATCAGGTATCACAGCTGCAGAGGGCCTAGAAGAAAACAAGAAGTCGATTCGGCAAAGTCACTCAGTGTTCCGCATACCAATGGGTAGAGGACCACTGATGCCAACCAAGCCTGCCTACCACCGGCCCCGAAATCAACCTGCTCGCAGGGAAGAGAGACAAAGCAGTCACGCACGCGGATATGACCGGGCGTGGCAACGGCTTCGTGACGCCTTCCTGATCGAGAACCCATTCTGCTTTGCTTGTGACGCGTTCGCCGTCCTCGTCGATCACAAGACGCCCATCGTGGTCGATCCTTCACGTCGGCTAGACCCACTCAACCTTCGTTCCTGCTGCACCGACTGCCACGCAGCGATCACCGCGAACTTCCGGATGACGGGTGTCAACGAGATGCCTCCCCCCCGTCCGGCCAAGCGTGCGAAGCCAGTAGGGGGTCAAAATGTCTCAGGTCGTCAGCCAGAAGACCGGACAGCAGAGTCGGTGTTTTTCGGGCAGGTTTTAGACCCCCGGGGGTCTCGGAGTCCTGCCGACCTCCCCGAACACCGCAAACAACTCAATCGCAGCCCCGAAACGAACGCTACGGAGACACCATGAACATCGAACTCGTCGACATCAGCACGCTCGCACCGGACCCGGCCAACGCCCGACGCCACTCGAACCGCAACGTCGAGGCGGTCAAGGCATCCCTCATGCGATTCGGGCAGCAGACGCCGCTGGTCGTCGATACGCAGAACATCGTTCGCGTCGGCAACGCCCGGCTCCAAGCGATGCGAGAGCTCGACTGGACTGAAGTGCGGATCATCCGAACGAACCTCACCGGAGCAGAGGCGATTGCCTACGCGATTGCCGACAACCGATCAGGAGATGCCGAGGTCGGATCGGCCTTCGATCAGGAGGCCCTCGCTAATCTCCTCTCGGCACTCGAGAAAGAAGATGAGTCACTTCTCGACGCGGCAGGGTTTACCGCTGACGAGTTGGTTGCCTATCTCGAAAGCAACCGCGAGGAAGACCCGCAGCCACAACCCCCAGCGGAGTTTCCGTCATACGACGAGTCGATCTCGACAGAACATATCTGTCCTCGCTGCTCGTTCCGTTGGTCTGGTTCAACGCAGCCCTCGGAGGTCGCGTGAACAAAACGGCGTACAGCATTTCATCGATGGCCGACATCCAAGCAGTTCCTTGGAACGGGTTCACCGTGGCCAGCACGTTTAGCGGTTGTGGCGGTTCGTCACTGGGATATCGAATGGCGGGCTACAAAGTCGCGTGGGCCTCGGAGTTCATCCCTGAAGCCCGAGCCAGCTATCTCGCGAATTGCTTACCCGACACCATCGTGGATTCCCGCGATATCCGACAAGTAACGGCGACGGATATCTTGAATGTGATCGGCATGAAGGTCGGCGAACTCGATCTTTTTGACGGTTCGCCGCCTTGTGCGAGTTACTCGACTGCCGGTGCTAGGGCCAAGCTTTGGGGCAAGTCGAAGGACTACTCTGGAGTGATGCAGCGTACCGACGACCTCTGGCCCGAATACATCCGACTCGTCCGAGACATCCAACCCAAGACCTTCGTTGCCGAGAATGTTTCCGGCATGGTCAAGGGTGTTGCCAAGGGCGTATTCCTCGACGTACTCCGCGACCTGAAGGCGGCGGGATATCGCGTGCAAGCACGCGTGATCGATGCATCTTGGCTCGGGGTCCCACAAGCACGCAAGCGAACCATCTTCATCGGCGTCCGAAGCGATCTTGGACTCGATCCCGTCTTCCCGAAGCCTTTCACGTTTCGCTATTCGATCCGTGACGCACTGCCGCACTTGGCTTCCTGTGTGCATGACACCAAGGGACAGTTCAGCGTGGGTGAGTGCATTGATCGACCTTCGCCCACCATCACCGTCGCCGGTGGTGCTGCGTGTGGACACTTCACTGTGGTTGAACGTGAGGCGGACATCACCGGCACCGCGATCGGGCGAGAGTGGGACCGAATGGGCCGGCCGGGTACCCAGAGTGAGAAGTATTTCCAACTCGTCCGTCCCGATCTCGACAAACCGTGTCCGACGATCACCGCAACCGCGGGCCAGACCGGTGCGGCGGGCGTCACCCACCCGACCGAGCGTCGGAAGTTCAGCATCGCCGAAGTGAAAGCACTTTCAGGCGTGCCACACGATTTCATTCTTACCGGTTCGTTCAAGCAGCAGTGGGAACGACTCGGCCGCATTCACTGTCCGCTCGCGGTCAAGGCAATCGGCGAAGCCGTCCTCGACGGCGTACTGAGGAAGATCACATGACTACCACCATCGACAAGACGCAACCCGAAGACGGCTCAAAGTGGGCCTTCGACAAGAACGTAACCGCGGTCTTCGACGACATGCTCGCCCGGTCCATTCCCGACTACGAAACGATGCGGAAGCTCGTCTTCGACTTGGGCAGTCGCTTCGTCCGACCTTCCACCGACATCATTGATCTGGGTGCCTCGCGTGGTCTGGCCCTGCAGCCTTTCATTGATCGGTTCGGATCGTTGAATCGGCATATCGCGATTGACGAGTCGGGCCCGATGCTCGACGTCTGTCGAGAGCGGTTCGCCGGACTCATCGAAACTGGCGTGGCTCAAGTCCGAGAGCACAATCTCGCCGACGGTTTGCCGCGGTTCCTCAAACCCTCGCTGACGCTCTGCGTGCTCACCGCGATGTTCGTCGCCCCTGAATGCCGGCAACGCCTGATCGCGGACATCTATGCGAGCACGGTGCCCGGCGGTGCCCTGATCTTCGTCGAGAAGACCTTGGGCGGCACGGCAGACTTTGATCGTCTATTGGTCGACACCTACTACGACCTGAAACGATCCCATGATTACACCGAATCTGAAATCCAATCCAAGCGTTGCAGCCTCCGCGGCGTATTGATGCCGCTCACTGCCGAAGCGAACGAAGCACTCCTGCGTGCGGAGGGGTTCGCCGTACAGCCATTCTGGCGAGCCTTGAACTTCTGCGGGTGGCTCGCCGTCAAACCGAAGGTCGGTGTCTAATGGGACTCCGTGGCCCTCGACCCCTGCCAACCGCGATCAAGCAAGCCCGCGGAACCTTCCGCCGAGATCGTGCACCGCAACAAGAAGCACGGTCGGTCGGAAAGCCGGCCTGTCCTTCGTGGCTGAATAACGATGCGAAGAAGGAGTTCCGCCGGCTCGTCAAGGAACTGAGTCGAATTGGGCTGATCGGCACGGTCGATGCCAACGCCTTGGCACGCTACTCGTCGACGTGGGTCCGTTGGCGTCAGGCGATCGCGATGATCGAACGGGGCGGTGAAGTGACTCTGTACAAGGACGAAGCCGGCAAGGTGAAGGCCGTCCAGCCCTCCGCTTTCGCCTCCATCGCACGCGGTCTTTCCGAACAACTCGATCGCCTCGAACAGTCATTCGGTATGAACCCTTCGGCCCGGTCTCGAATCGAAGTTTCGCCCGCCGCGGTATTCGCCTCCGTACCGGACGCCAAGACGCGATTCTTCGACGCAACATCATGAAGCTCGATGCCGACATCCTCACGTCAGTTTGTCGTTCGATGCTACCCGGTTATGACCCGTGGAAGCATGCGGACGCGTTTCATTTCGACGCATCGTTGGCGTTGCGGGCGTGTGCGTTTTTTCAAGAGTGTCTGACACTCACCACCGGCAAGTGGCTCGGCGAACGCTTCGACCTTCAGCCATGGCAAGCAGCCATCATCGGCAACCTGCACGGGTGGCGACGAAAAGCGGATGGCTCTCGCCGGTATCGACGATGCCTCATCACTACCGCCCGGAAGTCGAGCAAGTCACACGTGGCTGCGGGACTGGCCGTCTTCCATTTGTTTGCCGAGGGAGAGGCGGACCCATCCATCGTCGTCGCGGCAGGCTCTGCGGAACAGGCCAGCATCATTCAGTCAGTCGCGTCAAAGATGGTGGGGCAGGAACCGGAGCTTGCACGCCGCAGCGAAGTAATGGCACGAGCGATCCGCCATCTCAGCAACGGCGGCTCGATGCGGTTCGTGAACAGTGCGGCCGGCACGAAGCACGGCACCAACGAGTCGATGGTGATCCTCGACGAACTGCACGTCATCGACGATCCGGAGCTCGCGGACGTCCTCGAAACCTCGATGCGATCCCGCACCTCGCCGCTGACGATCTACACGACGACGGCGGGTACGGACCCGGCTGCCCTCTGGGCCGAAACCTTCGACTACGCGAACAAGGTCCGCTCGGGTGCCGTTGACGATCCGGAGTTCTTGCCATGTATGTGGCAAGCCGATGTCGATGATGACATTCGTGACCCTGCCACGTGGCGGAAAGCCCAGCCGAATCTCGGCGTCTCGGTCAGCGAGGACGAATATCGTCGGGACCTTCAGAAGGCACTCACCACTCCACGATACCTCTCGGTATTCAAGCAGCTCTCCCTGAACCTCTCGACCGAATCACATGCGGCGTGGATCGACTACGAAAAATGGAAGTCGTGCGTCGGCGTCGTTGAACCGCCCACGGGCAGTGTTGCCTACGCGGGCTGCGATCTTGCGAGTACGCAGGACACCACGGCATTCGTGATGGTCTTTCCTCAGGAAGATGGACGCGTGCTTATCCAGCCGTTCGTGTTCCTTCCAGAGGACAACATCGGCGGGCTTTTCAAACGACAGAAGCGGGACAAGGCACCTTATCGCTCGTGGGCCGATCAGGGGCATCTCATCCTCACACCCGGCAATGTGATCGACTTTGACCATGTCGCGGCCACGATCATCGAGCAAGCCCAGCGGTTCGACCTTCGAGAGATCCAGATGGACCCGCACGCTGCGTCTTCGATCTCGGCCAAGCTCCAAGCTGCGGGCATCAACGTGACCTTTGTGCGGCAGGGGTGGTCGCTATCCGAAGCGTGTAAGGCGACCGAGGCCCTCATCCACTCCGGCAAGCTGGTTCATCCGGATAGCCCGGTGCTGAATTGGCAGATGAGCAATGCCGTCGTGCATACCGACCGGCTGGAAAACATTTGGCTAGACAAGGCCAAGAGCACGCGACGCATCGACGCCGCGGCCGCACTCGTGATGGCGATCAACGCGGCGAAGTTCGGCAACGGTGCCGGTGCATCGTCCGGGCCGCACTACTACGAATTGAATCCTGAGTTGATCGTGCTCTAGCGGCACGTCGATAGGACACACGATGGGCATCTTCAACCGAATCTTCAAACGCCGAGCAGACGCGATCGAAACGCGATCAGCAAGCGACGACTTTCTCCCGACCGCGTTCGGCATGTTCGGCGGTGCTGGTTACAACGACACCGGCGTCACGATCAGCGAAACAAATGCACTGATCTCCTCGACCGTCTGGGCGTGCGTGTCGGTCATCAGCCAGACGATCGCGGCACTCCCGGTCCACGTGCTGGATCGCGGTAGCGGCGAGAAACAATACGACCATCCGGTGGCGTCGCTGCTGGGCACGATGCCGAATCCGTACATGACGCCTGCGGTGTTCCGTGAAGCGTTGCTTCATCAGGCTCTGCTTTGGGGCGGTGGATACGCTGCCGTGGAAAAGGACGAGGGCGGACGACCGATTGCCCTTTATCCGCTGGCGTCTTCTCGAACCAAGCCGATGCGGCAGAACGGTGCCCTGATCTATGAGACCCGCGTCGGCAGCACGGCTCACTATCTGACGCCGGATCAAATCGTCTGCCTGCTCGGCTGGAGTCAGGACGGCATCACCCCGGTCTCGCCCATTCAGAACGGCAAGCAAGCCGTCGCCCTCTCGGTTGCGATGGAACGCTATGCGGCCAAGGCGTTCAGTGGGGCAAATGTGGGCGGCATTCTTCAGACGCCGCCGCTGAACAAGGACGCGATGACCGCGTTCGTCGAGAGCTGGCGGACGAACTATTCAGGACTCGACGCGGCGTTCAAGGTGGCGGTGCTACCGGACCCGATGAAATTCATCCCGACGACGCTCAAGCCGCAGGAAGGTCAACTCGTCGAAGCACGGCAGGCGATCGTGCTCGACATCTGCCGTTTCTACAGAGTGCCGCCTTGGATGGTCGGCGTGTTGGAGAAAAGCAGCTACGCGAGTCTTGAAGCTCAATCCGTCGCGTTCTATCAGCAGACGCTCCAGCCGTGGGTGGTGAAGCTCGAACAGGAATGGGCGTCGAAGCTGTTGCTGGAATCGGAGAAACCTACGCTCGAGATCCGCCTGAACCTCGACGCCTTCCTGCGTGCCACAACGACCGAGCGTTATGCCGCTTACCAGCAAGGCAGGCAGGGCGGTTGGCTGAGCATCAACGACGTTCGTCGCAAAGAGGGTTTGCCGCCGATCCCCGGTGGCGACACGTATCTCTCGCCACTGAACATGTCGCCGGTGGGAGACGGCATCGCCTCTCCACGACCGGAACCTAGTAAGGACGACTCGCCCCCAGAAGGTGGATCCATCGCGTCCGCACGTTCGCTCATCGAAGACGCGGCACGCCGGGTACTGACCAAGGAATCCAAGGCACTCACCCGAGCGGCCAAGAAGTTGGCTGGACCAGAATTGCGGGCGTGGGCCGAAACGTTCTACGGCCAACACGTTGAGTTGGTCGCTCGCTCGTTCGCGGCCCCGATGCGTGCGGCAGGGCTGATGCTCGATCCGACCGACTACGCCAAACGCCACTGCGAGCAGTCCATTCGCTCGATCGCATCGGCATCCGATCCCCTCGATGTGGCGGATGAGTTTATCGACATCCGGCCCAACGACATTTGCACCGAACTCTTGGAGACAAAACATGCAGCTTGAAACCCGTGACCTGACGCTCTTTGGCATCGACCCTTCCGAGCTTCGCTTTGGTGAAGAGGAGACGCCCAATCGCTTCGTCGGACTGATCCCCTTCGGCACCCTCAGTGTCGATCTGGGCGGTTTCAAAGAACGAATCGCACCTTCGGCCTTCACGACCACGATCAAGGGAGGCTCGGATGTCCGGGCGTTGGTGGATCATGATCCATCCAAGCTACTCGGGCGGTCCTCGAACAGCACACTTCGGGTCTTGGAAACGGCCGCGGGTCTGGCGGTCGAGATCGACGTGCCCAATACCAGTTACGCGAACGATCTTTGCGAATTGGTGAAGCGTCGGGACGTGCGGGGTTTATCTTTCGGCTTCAAGGTGCGGGAGGGGGGTCAACGGTTCGTGAAGGAAGGTGGACTCACGATACGTGAACTCACCGACATCGACCTGCGTGAGGTCTCCGTCGTCTCTTCGCCAGCGTACCACGACACAACAGTCTCGATCCGTTCTGCCGAGATCGACGCCGCAATTGCCGCCTTACTCAAGCCCGTTCAGATTTTTCCAAAGATCCTTTCGGCGAAGTCGGCTTGGCTGAGGCACATGATGAAATAGAGATGGCGAATAGAGCAGGCCCCGCGGTGCTGTAGCAGACCAGCCGGTGAACGTCGCCCTCGTCGCATCCTCTTTGTGAGGGTGCCAACGATCCGCATACGACGAAGGTGAAACATGAACTGGATTCAAATCAAAGCACTAACTGAACAACGGGGCCAAGTCCTTGCTGACATGAAGGCGATTCTCAAATCCGCCGAGGATGCAAAGCTCGACCTCACGCCGGAACAGAACACGCGGTTCGATGATCTGAGCAAGCGATCCGAGGAGATCAAGGCGACCATCGACCGCTACGAGACCGCCAAGCGTCTGGATGTCGAACTCGCTTCCAAGACCGACGAGACCCGTCAACAGCCGGGCCGCGATGACGTCAACACGCCGGAGCAGCAAGCTGAATTGAAAGCTGACGAGTTCCGGGCTGAGTTCGGCCGCTACCTTCGCGGCGGCAACCCTATGGAGTTGCGAGGTCTGACCGTTGGCACCGTCGGCGTCGTCGGAGACCGGGTATTCGGCACGAGCATCGTCGAATCACTCAAGCACTATGCCGGCGTTCTCAATGCCGGTGCCGAAGTGATCCCGACCGCGGATGGCAACGAGCGTGGCATTCCGACGATCGATGACGGATCGAACACGGGTCGGCAAACCGCCGAAGCGACCGCCAACAGCACCGAGACGAATCCAACCATCGCGAACGTGACGCTCAAGGCGTACGTGCAGGATTCGGATTGGATCAAGATCTCGATGGAGTACCTGCGTGATGCGTCTTACCCGATCGAGTCGAAGCTGATCGAACTCGCGACCCGCCGCATCGGTAAGAAGCTCAATGCACTGACCACCACCGGCAGCGGTACCGGCACCATCCGCGGGTTCGTTACCGCCGCGGGCGTTGGTAAGACAACGGCCGCGACCAACGCACTCACCTATGAGGAGTTTGTAGACTTCCAGCACTCGCTCGACGCCGCATACCGGTACGGGAAGACGTGCCGGATTCAGCTTCATGACCTGACACTCGCCGCTCTGCGAAAGCTCAAGGGGTCGGACAACCGCTTCATCTGGACACCGGGCCAGACCGGTCTGCCGGCGTCCCTCGACGGATTCAGCTACGTCGTGAACAACGATATGGCTCACATCGGAAGCGGTGCGGGTTCAGTCATCGCTGCCATCGGCGACTGGGAAGCGTACAAGGTCCGAGTCGTCGGCCAGCCCGAAGTGATCATCACAAAAGAAAAGTACATCGATAGCCGTGAAGTGGGTTACCGCGTCGTGCAGGCATTCGACGGCAATCTCGCCGATACCGCGGCGATTAGGACCCTCAAGCTCGCTGCCGCCTGATCGTCCTCCAGAAGGGGGCCGGCTGTTTCTGGTCCATTTAGCCGGTCCCCATTTTCATCCAACGCCACCGCCCGGGTCGTGCTTTATCGCACGGCTCGGGTTTACCAAGGAGGACAACATGCGAATCCGAATCCTGACCCCACTGGCCGGAGCGAGCTTCTCGCTCGCCGCCGGAGACGAGATCGACGCGACAGAGGGAAATGCGACCCGACTGATCGCCGCCGGGTTCGCGGAGTTGATCCCGGCACTCGACTCACTCGAAGTCGCGACCTCGCCGGACGAGACCAACGTAGAGCACGCGACTGTGAAGCAAACACTCAAGCCGCGACCCGCCAAACCGAAATGAGACCATCATGGGACTCGAAACCATCAGCACCTCGACCATGCCCTTGAGCATTCTTGAGGCCAAGCAGTACCTGCGGATCGAAGGGTCACAGGACGATCCTGTGCTCTCGCTCCTGATCCATTCCGCCGTGGAATGGGTACAGGATGAGACCGGCACGCAAGTTGTTCCCGCGACGCTCCAACTTAATCTGGATGGTTTCCCGACCACCCGCGAGATCAGGATTCCCCGGCCACCGCTTGTCGGAATCAATTCCATCTACTACTTCGATCCGCAGGGCCAGTACCGATTCCTCTCACCCACTTGCTACGCCGTCGACACCACGTGTC